GCTGGTGTGCTGCCATGCCATCTCATTTCTGCGAACATATCCGTTATTGTACCAGATGAACTCTCTGAAGGTCATATCCCAGAACTGGTCTGGCAGTAGACCCATGACCATTGCATCACGGTACAGGTTTTCAAACTTTAGGGGCGCCTTTTCCTCAGACGCCCTTAAGCTTTTTTTGAGTCTTCGTCATCTTCTTCAGGAGCCAGTTGCTCCATCACCATCTTACTCATGTACTCGAACTGTTCTACACTGTCGAGTGCCTGCGCACAGAAAGCATCAAAAGAGGGAAGACCAGAATCTACTCCGTTGAGTAGAGCGTAGTTTTTGATGGCATGAAATGTCATCTGACATACCGCCGTCATAGGCTCCTTAGACATGTGCTCGTAAAGGTCATTGAGCTCAATGCCCTCTTGGTTACACATCATCCGCAATGAGTTCATGCTCATCTTGGCCTTGTAAGTCTTTTTGTTGAGTTTGACTTCAAACTCGCCTCGAAAATTGTTCATGGTGGTTGGTTTAAGAAATAAAGGGCGGAGACACCGTGCCCCCGCCCGTTAGGATTATTATGCTACAGTGTACTTGTAAAGCTTACCGTGACCGGAGAGGGTCGCAGAGTAGCTGGCAATCTCGTCGACTCCACCAGTGATGGATACGTTTTCGAGGAGAGCTTGACCAACGTACTGAACGCTTCCAGTGCTGGTTCCGGTAGAGAACTTCACTACGACGTAGTTGCCGTCACGAGCGATGTCGGTCAGGGCCACAGCCGTGTCTGAAGTGTCTTGGAGCAAACCGTCAGCAGAGACGCTCCAGTCTTGTGCAGAGCTTACGATGTTCTTAGTAGAACCGCAAGTGCCGTCACGAGAGACAACCTCCTCCAAAGAGTTAGAGAAGTCGAGCGTGCTGCTAGTAGCGGCAGCAGCCAAGGTGAATGCTGATTCTGTAACGTCAGAGCTACCGTCGGTAGTACCCGCGCCCAAGAAGGCGTCGGCAGAGGTAACGAACAAGTCGATTGCAGACTCTGTGTCTGATACGTTAGCAGCGAGAAGGTCGGTAGTGACCTGGATGTCGAGTGGTGAGGTGCTGTCGCCATCAATGTAGTAGATGCCTAAGCAGTTAGCGTTAATTAGTGCCATAATTATGTCAGGGTTTTAAGCAAGTTGCGCAGATTGCGTGTCAAAGACTGAAGGATTCCAGCCTCGTGTTTTTGAATGGCCTTCTTGATGAAGGGTTGAGCCGGATGATGTTTAGTCCCCAGCTCTGTGAAGTGGGCACGCCATCCAGCAAGCTTGCTGCCACGCGCTGCGCCCACCCGAATACCAAAGACGCCCTTCGGCACCTTCAGTAGTTTTCGTGATTTGAAGGAGTTACTGAGTACGCCAGTGTCAACAGGTGAGTCACTCTGCATTTGTGCACGAGCTGGCTCAGCACTCGTCTTCATAATTCCAATAATGGTATTCACCCTATTCTCCAATGTCGCGGCACCAGCCAGTGCGCGTTGAAGCTGCCTCAGCTCTGATTGATTGAGAGCAGAGTTGATGTGAAAGTTTGACTTACTGCCACGACCGATTCTTACTGCCATCAGATAGAAGGGTTTGTTCCCTCATCGAAGTCACGGCGGCGTGCGCGGATACGCATGCCCTCACGACGTCCAAATGGGAGGATAGAGTAAATGTCAAAGTACGCCCCGTTCCACAGGATGCGCATATCGAAGTCAACGCCTGAGACCCATCGGCAGATGAACTCTACCTTCATCTCACCCGTCGTCTGACGGTCATCGCTAAACTCACTAGCACCAGCAGAAGGCGTACCCAAAGCCAGGATGCGGCAAAACACATCAGTCTTAAATCTTTCATAGGTAGGGGTTACATCCCCATAGCTATTGATAAAGTTCGTCCGATGATAGATGTCAATCTTCTCTGTGAGTGAGCCTGCCTTCATCAGTATTGTCTTACGCTTTGAATGAGACGGTGAACCCCCTCCTTGACTTCGGTGGTGATGCCTCCAATGTTTTCGGCTTCACGCATGTTGTAGTAGTGACCCACAAGAAGGAGGGCTGCTTGAACATACTGCATTGGCAATGCGCTGTAAGCAGTTCCGGCATCCACAACCAGTCTGACGTAATCCTCGTTGTACTTAGAGGCGTCGGTAGGCAGGGTAGCAAGCTTCTTGATGTCGAGGTACATGGGATAGCGGTCTGTAATGACCTGACCGTCAAACAAGTCCGTTCCGTCGGTCACAACAAAGTGGAACTTGGAAGTGTGACTGACGTCTTCGTCATCAGTGATGGTGTCCCTGAACTCGTACAAGTTCTTTTCGAGGTGAGCGTTGTGGGTGAGCTGACGTGAAGATGTGCCATCCCACGATTCGTCAACCTCATCTACGTCCTCATAGAGAGCCCAGTCGTCGGTCGTTGTATCCCAGTAGTACAGTGCCTGCTGTTTGCTCGTTCCGACAAATCCTTCTGGGTATCCAATACCGTATATGGTGAGGCTAGTGGTGTGCCCAGTATGAGGGATTTCAATAGCCCTACCTAGAACTTCTGTTCCATCCTGAATCAGCATAGTCACGCCCTCAGCGGCATCGTCATCAGGAATCTCCTCTTCGTAGAAGCTGTACGTCCCAGAATAAGGCATAGCGTCATCACCGTCCTTCGTTCGATACATCAGAGAATGAACGTGGGCGATGCGCTGAACCTTGGGGATGAGAACGGGACGTTGAATCTCATCCTTGTCAAGCTTGATGGTGACGACGGAAGTACCGAGTACGCGGTTGCTAATCTCTTGGAGGTAGTCGATGGCCGTAGCCAAGTAAATCTCTAAGAGCTTGTCGTCATCAGAATCATACGCACGAACGTGACGGCGAACAGTGACTTTCGCGGCTTCGTCATCAGTTGCATTGATGAGCGACCAAACAGACTGGTCTTCGTCTCTTGTGATTTTGATGTTCATGCGTAGGGATAAAAAAGGGGCCGAGCCTATTCCCGGCCCCAGTTTCGTTTAGTTGTTATCAGGCTGCGCCGTCAAAAGAAGACAAGCCACGCATACCAGCACCGTTCAAGACAGTGATGTCCTTGTACACGTTGCAGAGGATACGCACCACGCCCAAGTGAGCGTCAGTGTATGGGTCAACCATGATGTTCAAGCCACCCCAGTTAGCCATAACCAAGTTGCTGTTATCAGCCATGTACATGAGCTCAGAACCAACGCTTGAGCTAACGGTAGCATCGTAGCCCAACACGGAGCGACGTCCAGTAGGAGAGCCAGCGATGAGCAAGCCAGAACCAGCGTCCATGCTCACCTCACGAGCGGTACGGTATGCACCAGAACCGCACAACACCTTGATGTTTTCGAGAGGCACATCAGCACCCAACATCTGAGCTTCCAAGTCGAGGATGTCTCCCAAGGCGTCTGTACCAGAAGCGTCGATAGTTCCGCCAGCGTTGGTATCTGCTGCGCCGTCGATAGCAGCAATGACGTCAGTGTTAAAGGCTGCGTCGATAGCCTTGCGGATGTCGGCAGCGACAAAGGCGCCCATGTCGTCCGCAGACTGAGCCAAGAGCTGCTCGGTCACGCGAGTGTAAGCTCCGTAGCGCTTAGGCTGGAGAGTCTTAGCAGCGAACTCAATGTTGTCGCCAGTGACCGTAACACCTTCAGCGGGAGTAGAGGCTTCGAGGTTTGCGCTCTGAACCTGGAACACGATGTCGCCAGAAACGCCAGAGATAGTGCGAACACCCATCTGAGTAGCGATGTCCTGTGGACGGAACGCAGCAACCAATCCAGCGTCTTCGATACCGATAGTACCTCCGAAGCTGTGGTTTGTGTCATTAGTAGTGTCAGCAACAGAAGCAGGGTCTCCGTGAGTACGGTAGACGAATGAAGGTACGCAGATACCTCCGCTGATGTTCACCTTAGAATCCTGGAACTCGTTACGAGCTTCAGCGTTCATCTCGGCTTCCAAACCAGTCAAGCGACCTTGCGCTGCTTCTTGGATAGCCTTACCGAATGAGTAGCGCTTTGAAATGTGCTCCTCAGTGTCGCCCATGCCTTGGATAAGAGCCGGGGCAGAATTTTTCTCTTTCATGTTATTTGAGATATTAGAATTACGAGCCTCCGGCTCAGGGTTTTCAGTTGTGGCAGTTTTGCCTTTGATTGCGTCGTGCCCGGCATAGGCATTCGGCAAGATGCTACGGTCTACGAGTTCAACGACGGTCTCTTCAGATTTACCGCATCCGCAGTCATCGCCGCCAGGTGAAGCAGAACGCTCTTCTTCCTCTTCCTCTTCCTCCTCTTCTTCGTCCTCGTCCTTAACTCCGTCATAATCAGAGTCATAACCAGGAGCGCGTTCTTCTTCCTCTTCGTTCTCTTCCTTCTCCTCTTCCATTTCCTTCAAGTCCTCGTCGGACTCGGCCCGTACCTCTTGTGTTTCGATTTCCAAAACTTCTTCGTTTTCGAGAGCCAGCTCCATAGAGCGCAAGCCCACCTCAGTGGTTGGATAGGCTCCCTGTGTTGTGGGTGATACATCGAACAGCAGTCCGACCTTATTGATAGTTCGCAGATTCACTCCGTCATCACGACGCTCCCACGAGTCATCTTCGACAGTGAAGCCGAAGCTGCTGGTGCTCACGTTGCCCATGCGGATATTCTCTGCAAGGTCTTTGGCGTAGCTCTGGTTTCCCAGCTCAAAGCTGTACCGCAATCCTCGCTCATCAACCTTGAGGTCCAAGCCGTGACCCACGCGGGCCAAAGGCTGGTTCATGTCGTGATTGAACAAGGCAACGGTATCGTTCATGTCGGCGCCTTCAAAGGCTCCGCGAGCTACGCGCTCAGCGAATGCTCCGCCAATAACAGTCTCGTCCTCAAAGACAGCCGCATAACCGCTAACGGTAATTGGCTTACCCTCTTCGGAACGAACCTCGAAACCGGCATCGACAAATCGCTTCTCTACGTTTTTTGCCATTGCTTTTATTTTGAGCTTAGGGGGTGGCCGCTAGGGAACAAGTCCGTATCGTGTTTGCCACTCCTAAAGCGTTCGTTCTTAAGGGCGTATAGAAACGAGTTCACACGAGCATACGCCCATTGCTCAGGTGACTTGACGTTTGGACGAACACTCGATGGATTCGTCTTGTACGCACCTACACCGCGCTTGAAGACAGCGGTAAGTGTGCGCAAGTTTGTTTTCTTGTGGGAGGCTTCAACAGATTCGTTGTGGTCATCGACCTTCTTCTGTAAGCCCTTCTTGACGTCGCCGCTAACTTCGGCTCGGCCCTCTACCTTGTTGATGATGCCACTGCACCAGCTACGCATAGAAGTGCCGCCCCAAGCGGCGTACATGACGCTACCAC